TGCATGTACACCGGGCTTGTAAAGTTTAAATACCAATTACCATTATGCCCCCAGTTTGTTTCTGCTAAAATTTTTTCTTCTAGCACATTTCCTTGTTTCTTTTGCATTAATGCCCATAATTTTGGGTACTCGGGCTCGTACCAACTATACGTCCACACGATATCTCTAATGTTCACTCCATCAATAACCAATTTTTCCAATGAAAGGAGTTGTGTTTTTTCGTCAGACTGGTGTTGGCCATCTGTTTTGTTGGATCGTTCTATGCGTAGTGTATGTTCTGTAAAGTTCAGCGTATCTTTAAACGTTATAGTGTTTGATCCGTTTGAGAGGTCTCCGTCCCACTTGCAAACGTCGTCGATATAGATCTTTGCAATGGGTGGTTCATCCCAATACTCAGCTAGTAACGTTACTTCAAACTTTATTTCTTCTTGACTCATAATTTTATTTACCGGCCTTGATTCCAGCGAGCATTTGTTTTAGTTTGGTGCTGTCTACCCCAGCATTTACTTTAGCAGACTCTTGTGGCTGACCGATTGGCGTAACACTGCTGGTGCTTTTTATTTGATCCATAATAGCACCTGGCTTTTGTCCACCGAATCCACCACTTTCACTTTGTCCTTCTTCACCTGGGTCTGTAATGCGCAGACTCTCCAAGTTAAACTCCAAGTCAACTTTTTGCCCAACACCACTACTGCTTCTAGTTTTCATCAATTGTATCTGATAGCGTCCACGCTCACGCATTGCTCTACTTGTAAAGATACCAAACACATTATCTGCTGTGTTGATTTTACTAATACCACCCGATATGTGGCTGTGGTCAAACTCAATTTCTTCGACTGCACTACGATTCAACTGCGATGCTGTAATCATCAATATCTCAAATTCACGTGCCAAGTTACGCAGTTCTTCACTTACGTACTTGTCTTTAACAAACAAGTCACTTGGGCTTACTTTAGCACTAACTGGCATAACCAAGTCCAAATAATCCACCATGATAAAGTCTGCTTTTTTTCCTGTCTGTACTTCTAGTTCTTTCAAGTATGCTCGGATCTGATTAACGTTGCTCTGTGCTGGCATGTACTTGATACGCAAGTTACCCGACTTCTTGCCCACCATACGTATCTTCATTTCAAGTGTATCCATGTCCTTGAATATTTCTTTGGTTGCAACATTAGCAACCATTGCATCCATACGCATAGCACACAGTTCTTCACTAAGTTCCAGTGTTAAGAACACACCGTTAAGTCCTTGGCTTATCCAGTTGATAGCAATGTTCTGCATGAACAAACTCTTACCACTACCACTACCACCTGCAAAAATGTTCAGTTCGCCTCTGTTCATACCACCAAACAGTCGCTTGTCCATAGTGGGCCAACCTGTGCTGACCTGTCCGTTGTTGTCTTTGATCTTCATGAGCCTTGCTCTAGGATCTTCAAAGTAGTCAGTACCCATGTCCTTGGTGAGACTGATCTGCACTGCGTCCTTGATTAATTTTTCAACAGGATCATATTCACCATTTTCGATCATGTCCGCCGCTTTGAGGATAGCACGTTCAAGTTCTTGTCTACGACTAAAGCCTTCAAACTCTACCATGAACCAATCATAGTGTCCTTCACCAACGTCAGGCACTTCTTTAAGCTCAACTCCTGTTTGGGCCAGTATCTGTTCCTTTGTGGGCATAGTTTTATATTCACTGCTATGCTCCCTTATAAACTTGGCCGCTTCACGCAAACTTCGATCAAAGTTCTCTTCGTTGAAAATGTTCTGCACACGCACAAATGTTTCTGCGTCCTGCATCATCATTTCTAAAAACAGTTTTTGTATTTCTGCTGAATATTCTTTCATATAGTTAATTATACAGTTTTTTCTTCTTCAATTCAATCTTCAAACGGCTTGTTTCCCTTGCGTCTAGTATGCTTTTTAGCACAAACAATTTACCGTATTTAACCACTGCTTCGTTTAGGTCTTTGCAAGTTTCTTGCCATACAGGATAACTCACTGTCCATCCAAGTTCTATAGCACGGTCTACCAGTTTGCGCCCTGCACTATCTGTGTCCGGAACAACTATCACTTCACGCTGTAGTCTGTCTATCAGTTCTGCTTGTGTATCACTTATCTCACTGCCTTGTATACTTACTCCATCCACAGCCATGGCATCAAAAGGTCCTTCAACCACAACGACAAACTTGGAATCCTTGTGTTGCTTGTCCAAGTTAAACACATAGTCTGCTGGATGATTACTCCAATACTTGGGTTTTACGCTATCATCCAATGCTCTTGCACTACTGCCTACCATTTTACCTTCGTAGTAATATGGTATTATAATTCTACGATGATAGTTGTAACTTTTGCTGTCTGTAAAGTAAAACTCATATCGAGCTGTGTCTATGCTCCTGCTAGCCAAGTACTCAACCCCACGTGTGAGTTGGGAGGGAATCAAGCAATGGTCATCTTGAATCATCCGGGTCATCCACGATGTTAGACTCGTTGACCCGTCGGGTAGTTCTCTCTGGTCAAACTTGATCTCCTCTTGTGGAGTTTCTTCAAGTTGTTCTGGTGCTACTAATTCCTTAAGCCTTACAGCATCAATTACCAAATGCCTTATTGTAAGATCATCTGCACCTAACCAGGCTAACAATTTCCTAAACTTGAAACTTAGATGTCTACCCGGAACAAAACTAGCAGTGTAGCCGCAGTTAAAACAATGATAAGATACGGCGCCATCGTTGGTCTTGATCCCTCCCCTACCTTTACGATCTGGTGTTTCTCCGTTGTGTGAACAACATACTGCGTTAAAGGATATCCAACCAGACTGTGTGCTTTTACGACGTATAGGAAGTAACTGCAAAACAGATTGCTGGATAGTATCTAACATTCAGTTATTATACAGTATTATCGTACAGTTGCCAAGTCGTTTGGGCGACTAGTGGGAAATTTAGTTGCGCTAGGTTTATCGGGTTTGTATTCGAAATTACAGGCTGGATTGATTAATCCAACTATTCTAGTTTCTATTGCCTTAAGTTCAACTTTGAGATTATCACCTTGATAATCTGCCTTTGTTGTAATAGGAAAAAATCTAAGTGTTATATCTTTGAGATCAGCAAGACCGTAACCAGCTGATTTCCATTTCATTGAGAACTCTCTCCAGTTGTGCATTTGTTTTGCCGACGTACACATGTCTAATAATTTTTGAATGTGCTTATTCCAACGTTCAGTAAAATTATCAGCGGCTGCTATTCCAACATAAAAATAACCCCAGTCGGGATGATACCAAACATACAAACCACTTTTACGAGTTTCAGCAGGTCTATCTTTGCGTACCTTTATGCTTACTCCCGGTTTTCCGTCACGTGGAGTAACACTGGCAAATACATCAAAGAAATTGTACTTAACACTGCGTCCTAATGCTATTTCATTTAATTTCATACGAATATTTACCGTACAGTTGCCAAGCCTATTAGGCTAAAAAATTTGATATACAACCAACCAATATCAAACTCAAACATTCGTGCGCTTAGTTTAGCACTGGCTGGACTCTTGTGGTGATTGTTGTGCAATTCTTCTCCACCAATCACTATTCCCCACGGTATGATATTGGTGCTTTTATCATCGGTATCAAAATTACGATAGCCATAGTAATGTCCTAATCCGTTGATTATGCCTGCCGCAGTTAATGGTATCCAAATCATCTGAACTGCCCACACTGCTAGTCCCCATGGTCCAAACAAAGCAAGATCTATGGCCAGCATCAAAAGAATACCAATACGACTGTGTTTGGAATATACATTGCGTTCCATCCAATCGTCGGGTGTGCCCACACCGTATGCTTCAACCATGGCAAAGTTTTTGCTGGCAAGATGGTAAAGCCATGCACCTTTGAACAGTACTGTGTGCAGTCCAGCAATCACAGGGCTGTGTGGGTCGCCCTCAACATCTGTATCTCTGTGATGTTTGCGGTGTACTGCTACCCACTGCTTAGTGACCATGCCCGTGGTAAGCCAGAGCCAAAACCGCATCATATGACTTAGTACAGGATGAAAACTCACTGATTTATGTGCTTGACTGCGGTGTAAAAACAAGGTTACGCAGGCAATGGTAATATGTGTTGCCACAAGGGTAAAGATTAATTCTGTCATGAAATTTATAACCCGTAGATGCTCTTAGCATCGTTGTAATTTGAAGTAACTTCTGCTCCACTTAGAGCACGATCGTACACTCTCATTATACCAACTCTACCACTCAAAAATCCTGCCGTTGAACCTGAATATGTTGTAAGGTCTTGGGCACCAAATGCTAGATACCAATCACTTTCGCCATCATCTGCTGGACTGTCAAATGTCATTGCGGCGCCGCCTCCACCATTGGCACTGTTGAGGTATCCCTTTAGAGTGGTGCCGTCATAAGTTCTAACCACATGCTTCCAAGCACCTGTGAGTGATCCTGAACCTGCTACATCACGAGTAATTGCTGTGCCGTTCCATAATCCTGTAATGATCTGCTGGAATGGTCCTACTTGCAATATCTGTGATCCAGCAAAGTGATATGTTGATGTGTCCGGATCATTGGTTGTGCCTAAATCACTCCACAAGCAATCATCTACTGCGTTCGCATATACCCACATCTCAACAGTGTGAGTATCGCTTGCACTGATAGCACTAAAACAGTTACCAGTTACAATATAATCATTTACTCCATCCAGTGTAAAGTATGTGTCGTCAGTGTAGGTTGCTCCTACAATAGTACCGTCAATACCATTGCCCGACAGGTCTGACAGAGTTGATCCTGTTCCTGAATAACTGCTGGAGTTGGCAGGATCATAGTATGCTATTAAGCCTGAACTTACAAAGTCAGGAGGTGTATACCCGACAGATGCAACCTTTCTTCTGCCAAAGCCAAATGAACTATTGAAACTGCTAACAAAAGGCATATTAGAAGTCCGTTAGTTGACCAAGTACAGTATAAGTTCCACTATTGTTGAGAATAGTAAACGAAACAGCATCTATACGATTTGTTGTTCCAGTAGGTTCTGCGTTACCTTGCCAATTAATAGTTTGACCAACTCCGCCTATCTGTACTGCATTTGGAATATATGCTGTTCCACCTTGTACCAACACCAGTGTGATTGCTGTAGCATAGCTACTGTCTAGCTCTAGATTAGTAAAGTTTGCTGTGAAGTTTGCACTGATGCTGGTGTGATAAAATACTGTTCCGTTAGCACAGTCATGTGCTACTGTGCCTGTTGCACTAGTTAAACTGCTGAATCTTTCCTGCGTGCCGTCTTCAAGTTGGAGGCTGCCTGTGATACTCTTGGAGTTCATATCCAAGTTGCCACCAAGTTGCGGAGTTGTGTCTTCTACAACGTTGCTAATGTAACCTTGTGCATTACTATAAGTTTGGAATGCACCAACGTTAGCATTAATAGTTGTTATATTTGTAGTAGCAGTACCTAAGTTAGCATCGATATTGGTAATGTTATTTGTAGCAGTACCTAAGTTAGCATCAATTGCTGGAATAGTTGTACCTACTACTGTACCAACGTTAGCATCAATAGTTGTTATATTTGTAGTAGCAGTACCCAAGTTAGCATCAATTGCTGGAATAGTTGTACCTACTACTGTACCAACATTAGCATCAATATTGACAATATTGGTTGTTGCTGTACCCAGGTTGGCATCGAGTGCAGGGATAGTTGTGCCTACTACTGTACCAACGTTAGCATCAATGTTGGTAATGTTGGTTGTTGCGGTACCTAAGTTAGCGTCTAATGTAGCAATGTTGGTTGTAGCTGTGTCAATCGCACTTTGCTGACTTGCGGCATTACTGGTTAGTGTAGTCAAGCTATCTGTTTGTGCGGCTGCATTTGACAACAGTGATGTTAAATCGCTTGCCTGACTTGCGGCATTTGCAACCAATGTTGCTAGTTCACTTTGTTGTGTTACTGCATTACCTGTAAGTGTGTCTAGTAGATTTGCTTGACTTGCGGCATTTGCTGTAAGTGTGCTAATGTCTGTTGTGAGAGTTCCAACATTAGCATCAAGTGTCTGTTGTGCTGTGTTACTGTATGTTTGGAATGACCCAATATTTGCATTTAGTGTCGGGATAGTTGTTGTTACAACAACACCTAAATTAGCATCAATGTTGGTAATGTTATTTGTAGCAGTACCCAAGTTAGCATCTGTTACACTGGATAATTCACCGATTACTGGACTGTTGTTAACCAATAGTGTTTCGCCGTCAACTGCAAGAGGTGTGTTGCCGAGGTAAATTGTGCTGTTAGCAACCCAAAGTTCTTTCCACTGTTGATTGCTGTCGCCCAAGTAGTAAGTAGCATTAGCACTTGGTATGATGTTTCCGTCGATATTTGCTAAGAAGTTGCGAGCTGAACTATTGGTGTATCCACCTGCTTCAATGACTTGTGCATCAACATACACTTTCATTTCTGTATTCGATTGAATAATAGCGGCATTAGCGGCTTCTACGTTTGCATGTTGTGTTGCGGCATTTGCAAACAGTTGTAGTATATCACCGCCTTGTGTTGCCGCATTGCTTTGCAGTGATGTTATATTGGTTGTTGCTGTACCCAGATTGGCATCGAGTGTGGTTATACTAGTAGCCTGTGTTGCGGCGTTGCTGGTTAACGTGGTTATGTTTGTAGTTGCTGTGCCAAGGTTAGCATCAAGTGTTGTGATACTGTTGTGCTGGGTAGCGTCATTTGCTGTAAGAGCAATAATTGATGACTGTTGTGTTTGTGCATTTGTTTGCAAGTCCACAATTGCAACGCTTTGTGTTGCCGCATTTGAAGTTAGTGTAACAATATCAGTTGTTGCAGTACCCAGGTTAGCGTTGATAGTTGTTTGGTATGCACCCAAGTTAGCGTCTAATGTAGCAATGTTGGTTGTGGCCGTTCCCAAGTTTGCATCAAGTGCAGGGATAGTTGTATCAACTATGGTGCCTACATTGGCATCAAGTGTTGCGATACTGTTGTGCTGAGTTGCGGCATTTGTCTGTAGGTCAACTATGCTGGTGTGCTGAGTTGCGGCATTTGCAGTTAATGTGGTGATGTTTGTGGTTGCTGTACCCAAGTTAGCATTAACAGTTGTTTGGTATGTACCCAAGTTTGCATCAATGCTGTTTATGCTGGTTTGCTGTGTGGCGGCATTTGACACCAGTGTTGTTAACTCGCCTGTTTGTGTGGCGGCATTTGCCAGTAACACAATCAGTTCGTTTGCTTGCGTAGCGGCATTAGCAGTTAAATCAACCAACTCGCCATACTGTGTAGCGGCGTTGCCTGTTAAGGTATTAATCAGTGCTTGCTGTGCCGCGGCGTTTGATTGTAAACTTTGTAGTGTTGCTTGCTGGCTCTGAGCATTAGACAACAGTGTTGTTATGTTGGTTGTAGCAGTGCCCAAGTTGGCATCAATAGTAGGTATTGTTGTTCCTACTACCGTTCCTAGATTAGCATTAATAGCATCTATAGACGTTTGTTGTGTTCCTGCATTACCAAACAGGTTGTCTATTTCTAACTTAATGCTGCCAACGTTGGCATTGCTGTATAATTGGAATGCACCAATGTTAGCGTTAATAGTATCCTGTGTACCACTGAATGTGCCCAAGTTAGCATCAATGGTTTGTATGTTTGTAGTTGCTGTACCAAGATTAGCATCTAGTGTTGTTATGTTAGTGGTTGCTGTACCAAGATTAGCATCAATACTTGTGATGTTGGTTGTGGCCGTTCCCAAGTTAGCATCAAGTGTTGTAATTTGACTATTAGCATAGGTTTGATATGATCCTACATTAGCGTCTAACGCATTAAATGCAACATTGGTACTAAAACCGGTATTTGCAACAAAAGCATCAATTTGCACATTTGCCGCAGTTATGTTTGCACGTAGTGCATCTATTTCAACATTAGAGGCAGTTACATTGGCTCGTAATGCATCAATTTCAACATTGGCTGCACTTAACCCTGCAGGGTCACTTATCTGTGCAGTGTTGGCTAATATGTGTCCACCTGCGGTTACACCATCATGTACTCTAACCGTGGTTAAATCTGTATCAACAGTGAGCTCACCAACTAAACCTGTGTAGGTGGTGCTAACGGCTGTGTTGCCTCGTTTGGCTAATAAGTGTGTAGTTAATGTTACGTTGCTAGTTGTCATGTAATTTGTCCTGAATCTATTACAGCATTAGCGGCAAAGTTAAGTGGATCACTTTCGTACCATCCCGGCAATACTTCAATCTTTAATTGTGCACCAAAGTTATCATCTACATACAGAGGTCTGTCAATGTTGGTTGTTGTGTTGGTTAGTTTAAGTGTAAGCAGATACATTCTCTGCTTCAGTGCCACTGTGGTTGCTTTGGGAATAGTTACACTGCATAAGCCAGTTTCAGCATTGTCAATAGTCACAGCCAAACTTTCAACAGCACCTTTTTCGAATGGATCTTGGATATCCAATTGCATGGTATTGCCTGTTAAATTAACGGCTTTTTGTTGTTGATTCCTAACAACGATCTGTAGTGGATTATCAATTCCTTGATATACTTTTATTGGTTTACTAAACACAACTCGTTTCCTTGGTGGCAAAAAGGTTCCCTGATCCAGAATTTGGACCCGAATAATATTATCATATAAATAACTTTGGATTTCATACATTAATGTATTTATTGAACTTATATGGTTGACATAGACTACGAGAAACTACTCACCGAGTACCCTTTTCTAACTTACTTAATATACGGAGGTAACGAGTATATTGGTGTGATTCAGAATGTAGACGATGTGTTAACCACAATGTACGATTATGGTGCGCTGAACAATTTAGAAGAAAAACAACACTTCCTTGCATTAGCTGATACCTGGTGGTGGGAAAGCAACAGACTAATACCAATTAATGTATTCTTAAAAACAGAGTGGGCTCCGTTCAAGATGATAGTAAAAACCATGAACAGTAAGGATGTGGACATCAAATTTGGTCCACACATTAGCCTTAAATCAATAGCATCCAAACGTACAAAGCGTAGAAGTATTACACTTGTTCGGAAATTAAGTTAACATTTACTACTACCAAATGCGAATAACTAATCGCATGTGCTTTCTTAAAATAATACGTGTCATCTGTAGGTTTCTCCCACACAGTCTTTTCAACTTCAGCCCACGGCTTGCCTATTAGGTGACGTTTTGCAGGACGTATAACTGCCAAAAACATTGCTAACTTTTCTATTGTGTTTACTGCTTCTGGCATTTTTATCAATGTGTCGTAATGATTGCCTATGTGTATCAGTTTACTGCAGAAGTCTTTGTCATATAAACATTCCCAGGCTGGTTCTTGTGCTAGTAATTGATCCAGGTGTTGTTCGTTGCGTACTTCAGTGTATAGACCAAGATTCAGCATGTCTATCTTCATGTACCCGCGATCCTCTGCTACCTTGTGATCTATACTGGCGTATCCTGTAAACGGGTCCTCGGGTGTATCTGTCACGTAAACACCTGTGTTGTGTTTTACATATTCGCCGTTGCGCAATATCACTGCCGGAGTGTGCGGGAACAGTTCAAGCACTGTGTCTCTATCTCCTACATCAATATCAATATCACTGGTAAACTTCATAATCCTGCTTCCTGTAACAGGTGCTTGCACCACTCTACATCACCCATGTAGTCAGTAAATTTTCTATTCCAGTAGTCAGGGTCGATCCAGGGGAGTATAATAGCAATTTGATCATCTGCAAGACTAGATAACCAATCCACGCCGGAAACACAATTAAACACAATCCAAGGACTAATGCGCCCGGTACTGATATGATGACAAATCCTATTAGCATTACCATACCGAAAATAGTCTTGGAATCCCGCAAGTCCCGAACCGTTGCTTGCATAATCTTCCATGGTTTTAAGAGCACGTTCAAGAGCATCTTGTACTGCCTCCTTTTTTAAATATTCACGCATCCACTCATCATAAAAAACATCTTTTGTCCAGTAGTCCAGTTTCTTGTTGTTTTTCAATAACCAGGTTGTGTAGTTTTGTATGTTGAGACATTTGATGTTGACACAGTGCCTACCAAATTTTACAAATGCCTTGTAGTATGGACTGGTTACAAAGTCTGCAAAACTTTTGTTTTTGGCACTGCCCTGTGTTGTTTCAAAAAATTGCAAGTAAGCTCTAAGTCCAAACTGCACACCTGTTTCTTTTTCTTCCTGCCAACGTCGCTTGGGCTCGCAAAGATGAGCCGCAAGTGTTGATTCCTTGCGATAACTTTTGTCACAATACTTACAGGTGTAACTCATGTTGTCTAATATATTGTTCTAAATAATTGTTCAACCACCCATGTTCACCGGCTAAGCGATGTCGTAATTCTGGTTCAACATGTTCTTCGTCGGGTACGCATGGTACACCTGCTCGATGTTGTTCTCTAACTGCACACCACTTAAAATCACCTATGATATTTTTATGTCCTTCTAGTAGACGTATCCTGTTGACCTCTTCAGGTAACACGCCTTCCCACCAATGGTCTGCTTGTTGAAATATTATACAACTATGTCCTCGGTGTGTCAAACTATCAATCAACGACAACATTTGATACATTAAATTTTCTGTTCTATCAACTAGCGAATGTTTTTCGTATCGTTCTCGAAACAATACCCACTGCTTGGTTTCCCAATCGTTCCAACTTGATCTCCATCTGTTCTTGCCAAACTGTTGATTTTGTGGATTTGTCCATGCACCTTCCCATACTTCTTTCTCTGTATGTTCTGCTGGGTCATGATGACAAATAGGAAGTTCTTCTCTGCTAACAAATGTCATACCCAACACATACAAAGTTTTTTTGTTCGTTTCGTAGCTGTGTTTCAGTGTTGTTCTTATAATTCTACTGTTAGCGCTACCCGTGATGCTTAAACTATTACTGCTCGGTATCTGTAGAGCTTGGGCCAAGTCAGCATGGCCGTTGCCTTCAAAGTAAGTCTGCATGTAACTGCAACCATTGATAACCAATTCAGTAATCATTTGAGTGCGTCTCGGATCTTTTTATCTTCCCAACCGTTTGACTTAGCTAGTTCTTTAAGTTCTTTCTTATCACTGATCTCTGCTAGTGTTTCTAAGTCTTCGTCTGCGTAGTCTGGATAGAAGTTGCGCAAAAACTTAACCACCTTGTTGTTGTTAACACGTTTCTTTTGTTTGATCCATTCATGCCTATGTGTGCCCATGCCTGGACTCACAGTTGTTGCCAACAACCATTGCAGTTCTGGATACTTGCTTAGGTCGAACCAATTCTTGTTTAGTCTTTCATTACAACTCATCAAGTAATAACTCTGTAATTCGGCACTGCCACCTACTGCACTACCCCAGCGGATCATGAGGAAGTTGCTGAACTTTTTGCGTTCTTCGTCTGTAAGTTCACTATAGAATGATCTATTCTTGAGATCAAACTGTTTCATTTCATAAAATATGTCTAGTTTGTTCATACTGGGTGATGCATTACGGGTCCGTTGTCATCTTTCTTACTAAGTTCATACAGTACTTTAGCACGTTCTAGTGCTTCTTGCAAGGCGGGATTGTCCTTTGCGGCTTCAACTATTTTGTGCCAGTAGTGCGACTCTTGTATCCAATTGTCCACTGGGTATGTTCCTATTAATACCCTTTTGCTGTTTGCTTGTCCAAGTGGTCTACCCCATATGTTACCATATGTGTCATTTTCGTAAATGTATTTGGTGCCTGTTTCTGTGGCTTCCCATTCAATTTGATCTTTTGGATCCATCTGTGTATTTCCTTGCAGGTTCTGTAACTATGTATCTACCAGTTAGCCTATCCTGGAAGCCCTCAATAACTTCGCGATGCAGTGGTAAATCTTCTAGCCCATAGTCAGGCGAAGCACATTCGTAGTTGGTATTGAACGTACTAGCAAAATAAACTTGCGGTATATCTATATCTTTAACACACTCATGCACAAACTTGTGATGTAGGTGTCCGTAGTCACCATCCTCGTTATGTGTGAGTATCAACTTGTATCCTTGTGTCAGGTATTGTATTTTTTCTCTTGCTTCTTGGCCGTCAAATCCCAACTCGCCACGCTCCACATAACTATAATCGTCGCGGTTGCCAAGGAAATAAGTATCAATATTGCGCTTGCGCCAAAACGATCTTACTTCGCGAGCTCTATCATCCTTGTCAAAATAGGTTAGGTACATTATGTCCCATTCGAATCCAGTATGATTATGCAGGAACGGATACCCAAATATAATACAATCATCTGGGTGTGCTACCAGTAGTAATGCTCTACCAGCACTTGGCATAATCTACAATCTCGCTTTGTCTTGAAATATCTTTTACAAAATATGCACACCTTGGTTTTTGTACATTTGTTTCCAGCGGTATAGCCAACATTTGACCCGGACGTAATTTAGGAAAATACCATTTAACATCTTGATATATGTCCATAACCTCTATAGACTCAAATTCTGGTCTATAATCTGTTAGTGGATTGAACAAGAATGTACTGAATCCTCTATCGTTAATACTAGTCAACGGAACAACTTCAAGGTCTCCTACATCTGGTTCTCCGATTAGCACTTGCCAATCCACAGGCATTTTTATTACACTTTCACCAATGCGTAATACCAGTGCTGGACTGTTGAATGATTCCAGGAAGATCAGTGGTATGTAGAAATAATCAGGGTTACGGGGATCACTATTATCCAACACAGCAAAACGCATGTCATCAATTTCTTCTGGTATTTCATTAATCTCGTATGCTACGTTATCTAGTGTTAATATTCTCATTAGTAGGTCAATCTCCAGTTCTGTATGCTATGGTCGTACCATATAGCAAGGTTTTTTGTTTTGTCTCTTGTGCGGTCCAGGATCGTTTTTGCAGGACTTCCCCATATAGTATCTTCGACACGCATGTAGATATCGTCAATCATCTGTGCTCGCCATTTTAGCACAATAGCAAAATCATTGTGCATGTAACGATTAGGAAGATTGCTTTCGTGCATATTATGAACTATTTCAAATTTGATTTCATTTATATCTATAGTGGAGTCATTCAAGTCAACAACAAAAGGTTCGTGCTTATATTCACAATTAAATTTTAAATCTATTTTGTCCTCTTCAAACCATTTTAACTGTTGAAACAGATTGTTTATCATGTTAAATCTGTACAGTGTACTGTCTGCAGGGTGCTTCTGCTGAAATGTGTCGTTAATTGTTTTTTCGTATGCGTCGTCAATCTCAATGTCAGGTTGAAATTCGAAGGCTTCTGACTCAGCATATACCAAAGGTAGTATAGGATGATTTCTGTAGACTTCTGCTGTTACTTCAATCTTTCCTGGAATAAAAGTTCCACCCCACTGTTTAGCATGCTTGGATAAATCAACAATATTCTCGTTGAAGATAGGATTGCCAATGGTCTCCGAAATAAAATAATCTATGTCGTCTGGAATATCTGCTCTGTTACAACTAAAGAAGTTTTTGTTAATTACCTGTACGTTCTTAATACCAAGTTTATCAATCATGTCTCTGGCATACTTTGCACGGCCTGGATCCATTTCAACACTGTAAACTTTCTTTGCTCCAGCTTTAGCGGCTAGTATGCTTAATAGTCCTGTGCCAGTGCCTATGTCACACATGACACTACCTGGTGCTACACGTTCTATTGCGGCTTTGTATGCAATGTTACGCCCAGTGTCGTTAATCATTGGCATGTAAATGCCGTTGTTTTTGAACCAATCAAAGTCTTCTGTTGAATGCGTGACGGTGTTGTCAGTCATGTATTTTAAACCTGTCTCTTATAATGTTTAAGTATCTATCTGCTAGATACTCTTGACTCTGTTCTGACCCATGATATCCTGGATCTTCTCCCGAAAACGGATACTCATTTGTAGCGTATGCAGGTGTGTCTTCAAAGTCTAATGTTAAGCAACGATCAGGTATGTTCCAAGGGAAGTGGTCTCTGACCATGTCACTGGTCCATATATTACATGCCACCAACAAGAAAGGAATACCTGCATGATGCAATCTAAATATGCCATCACTGATAATGTACCTATCCTGTTGCAGTTTCCAGTTGCTGTCGTACATGTGATTTACATACTGTTTCACTGCATTTGCTGTTGCCTTGTCCAACTTCTGACTACGATAATGGTGGTCGTAGTTTTCTGCTAAACTGAAAATAGTTTCTGAAATCATCCTGTAGTTGTTGTTGCCCCAGTTGATATTGTCAACTCCTGCATTGGGGTCATAGCCAGTGCCGTGATCAGTTTGCAGGTGTTGCTGTAGGTCACTGTTCCAACCTTTGTTTTCGTTCTCGGGTGCTACATAAGGTGCGGCACTTCCTGGTATTTCCATCCTGTCATGGAATGTGGGTGCTACTATAGCAAAGTCTGGCTTTTGGCGTAGTATCTCATCTATCATTACACGTATGCCGCCATTGCTCATGCCTTGACGTGCCAGATGTACCAAGTCCCAATCCAATTTAGCCGCTAGTTTTTCGCCCCAACTGGTTCCTACTAGTGCAGGGTCTGTACTGGGCGCACTGAAACTGCACCCTGTGATCATTAGTTTTTTTCTTATTGCCACTTTGTTTTCTCCACAGCAAACGGATAGTTTGCATCTCGATAGAATGCTTTACGTTTGGTTAAGTGTCTTTTTGCGAACTTGCAGGTACTGGTTATATCCCAGATCTGTACGAAGTCTTTGTCTTGGGCTTTACGAATGCCCCGACCAATGCTTTGAATAACACGTACAAAACTCTTACCAGGTTCAATGAGAACAAGATTAAAAATACGGGGAATGTTAATACCAACACTAGCAACACCGTAAGTGGCGATAATGATCTTGCCTTCTGCTTCTGCCACTTCATCATAGTGTTCTTTTCTTTCCCCTGCTTTGGTTGATCCTGATACAAATACACTGTCTGGTAGTCTGCCGGCTAGTTCTTTACCTGCGGATATTCTGTCTACTAGAATAAGTGTATTGCCTGACTCATTAATAGTACTTATCAATCCACTGATATAGTCTAAACGTTCTTGATTCTCTAGCAGATACTTTAGTTCGCTTTGATAGTTTGTATACTCTGTATGATCCACAAGTTGTACAACATTAACATGGCACATAGCCAAGTGTCCTGCTTCCTGTAGTTCACGTGCGCTTAGTTGCCCTACTACTGAACCTAAGTTGCAGAATATGCTCATGTACTCAAACTGTTCTTTGGGTATGGTGCCTGTTAGTCCCCAACGTATAGGGATACGGCTCATTGGTCCACTCAGTAGTGTTTTAAGTGCGTCTGCTTTAGCACCGTGTACCTCATCAACAATAACACCCACTACACCTTCCAAGAACTCACCAATGGTGATGTCTGCTTCTGCGTTCCTGGTTTGTTTCAGCATGTTGTTGAGACTTTGCCAAGTACATATGGTATGCACACGACCAAACTCTTTTCTATCACCAAAATAAACACCAACATCCAAGTCCAAGTTATCAAAGTCTTCTTCGGTTTGCGTGACCAAACTCTTGTTAGGCACAATAACAATAGTACGACCGTACTCACTAACCTTGTCAGCAAGTGCCGCTGTCATTATGGTTTTACCTGCGCCTGTTGCTACTTCTTGCACACACTGCGGATTCTTCAAGAAGTTGTTTACCAACTCAACTTGATAGTCCCTTAGTTCAATAGGCTCACCCACTTTAGGATGATTCTTGGGCCATACCTTATGCGAATAACTCTGTTCATTTACTTCTGTAAAGTCAAACTTGGTCCTGTAGTCCCTGAGGTCTTCCACTTCAATATCATAACCTTGATCATCAAGATATGGAAGTATCTCTGGCAATAGATTAATGTATGTGGTTCCGCCAAGATTAAAGAATGGCACTTTACCATCCCAACGTCCTAATCTAACTGCTGGTTGGTAACGTGCGCCAGGAACATCAAACTTAAACTTGCGCACCAATGCTGTTCGGGTGCCCAGTTCTAGTCCTTCGATCTTTACATTAACTTCATCTTTGATTATTAACTTGGCTTGCAATCTATTTTCCTTTGTATGTATTGTACACTTCTGCGGCAAAGAACACAACCTTTTCTGCACGTTGCAACAATAAAGTTTTTTCTGCACCATGCATCATTCCAGCACTGGTTACTAACAGTGGAATATCCTGTGGCCAGTGTGAGCGGTATTTGGTAAAGTAAACAACCTTTTTGCCTGTTATGTCTATGGGTTCGTTATTGCGTGGTGCGAACAGTACATCCTCTTCATTGAAATAACTAAGCACAAACTTGTCTCGTAGTCTATTGCTGAGGTCTGGTTCGTACACATGGATAGGAAACCTATTGCTTACTTCAGCATACACAAACAACTGGTCCAGTACTTCTTTTTCTATGTCTGGATTATACCTTGTGTGATTGTGCCTTAGCAAATTATAAAGTCTAGTAGATTTGTACCTGCTGATAAACAAATCTTCAACTGTTGGACTTATGGCAAAATAACATATGGCGGCAAGGTCAACAATTTTTATTAAATTGTCAATTGTTATATCCCCTGCCTTTTCCTGTACAAACTCCAACAACGAGTCGGGTGCATTCACAAGGCTAAGTTTTTCATCTACCATGTCTAACTCAATACCATATGGTTGCACTTGCTGTATTTTTTGTTCAATCTCCAAGGTCCTGGCATCTATTTCAAAGTTATTTTCTCTTGCCAACTGTAACACAGTAGTAAAGTTTGGTTCGGTTAGTGCAATATGCCATTGCTTTTTGTTATCGTTCTCAAATCTCCAACTGCCTTTGCTTTCTTTACACAAGTCCCTAACCAAGTCTACTATCTTTGGTTCAAAACTAAACTGCAATACTATGTGGTCCTGTTCTATCCACATCAGTCTCCTGCGATCTATGGAACGTAGTTGCATTCTATACTGCGGTGATTCAACAGGACCAACGTCTATGCCTAGGTTAGCAAGTTGCCGCTGATACTTTAGTATTAGTTTGCATGCCAATTCTGCTTGTCTGTCTGTGAGTGCAATTCCGCTACGCACACCAGTTGCCATGCTGTTGATTACTCTAACATCATATCTAGCCAAACTGATAACAGGATCGATCCTACCAAATATACCATAGTATTGATTGGTTGCAGGATCTTTATCACCGTTGATAATTTCTAAGTAATCTTCTACATGTGGGAATTTTCGCATCTTAGGATAAGTATACACTAGTGAGTATTATAAAGTCAAAAAGAAGCCTACCGGATTATTACATCCGATAGGCCCAAAGGAACCGACATAAAAGGAGCTAACAAAAATGTCGGTTGTTACAACCCAAAGTCATAATCAAACAACTCTGGGTTAAACCTGCTACTTAGAATTGCTCTAAACTTGCTATGTTCTGTCACTGGCTTGTGCGGTGTATGGTTGTTTACAAAGGCACAAGTTGTTGCTGGCATTCTATCTATTTCTACTGCTGTTGATTCGTTATAAAATAAAACCTTATCTTTGCCGTCTTCTGGATTAACTGTGTTGATAATTGGTTCTTCTGCACTGTACCAAACTGTATATGAATCTTCGCAGTTTACGATTGGTACGTTAAAAGCAAAACATCTTTCGCTTGGGTCATATACATCTGTGTGAATCTGTAATGTTGTATCTTTATTTGTTGTTATTAAGGCTCTGGTGTGCCATCTTTCTTCTAATCCCAAAATATTTATAAGTTGAGTATATCTTGGTGAAAATTTCTTAATCAAGTTAACGTCTACGTGTATAAACTGCCCTGGGTCAGTTTCCCAGTTTGGAATAACTTGTGGCACAATGTTCCATAGTTCCTTTTGCATTTCTGCAAGGTTATCCACGGCTACCTCACGCCAATTCCAAACTGGGACCTGTACCATATTATGCTGACTTCATACAAGTTGACTCAGTCATTGCTCGCCAGTTACCTGGGAAGCTCTTGTACAACTGAGCAATTTTAATTGCCATACGCAGACTCATTTCACGTAATCTATTCTTGTTACTGTCCATGAACTCAATAATATCGTCTTGCCCACTCTGTTCAATATCCAGGTCCTGGAACAACGCACCACTCTTAGCAATCTGTTTGATGCGCAATATCTTGTCACGCATGCTATCCAGTGTAAGATCCAAGTAGTGACATCGTGACTGCAATGCATCCAAGTGATCACGTAGTTTCTGAGAGCGTACCTTGTCAAACTTCAAGTTGGTGATAAAAATCACACTGCCTTTGAAGTAGAACGAATCGGGTATGCCTTCGCTACGCAACACTCTGGATTCTGCCAACCAACTGATCTTGCGTTTCTTGCCTGAGTCCAGTGCACCTTTTAGTAGGTTAAGTGCAACGTCATCCATTAAGATTGCATCACAGTCATCAAACACAACCAAACAGTTACGGTCTGAATACTTGTAAAGTGTTTGGTACAGGCCAATTGGCGTAGCAGAACCTTTTACAACTTCTGCTCGTAACCTACGTCCTGCAATCTGATCAAACAGTGTGGCCTTTTCAATCTCCTGCTCAACACCGTAACTCTTACCAACCCCTGGAGGGCCACTTACGATCATTGCAGTGATCTCGTTTTGGGTTGCGGCTTTGGTCATGTCCTCAAGTATTTGAAAACGCTGAGCAATCTGTTCAATGCGTTCTTCGTCGCTAACACCAGCATTTGGATCTGCTTCAGCTTGTGTTACCAACTGCTGTACTGCTTGATCTGACTCAGTTGTGAACTCGTAGTCAGCAACGCCATTCAATTTGATGCGAAGTTTTTCTGGATAGGCAGGAAACTGGTTACCGTTTTGTACTGTAACAAAGCCACCGTCGTCACTGGATTGAAATTGTTTTACCAATTGAAAAGTCTTACCACTGACGTCCATATTGCGATATGAACCAGACTTGATCTTGATATATGCTGTAGACATATAAGGCTCCTTTGAAAATTATAAAATTAACAGTTGTTTTCTTATTATTATATGTATATTATAGACTCGTTTGAACTATTTGTCAACCGCTGTAAAGTCAAATTTATGAGCACTTACTTCATACGTATACTCCTGGTATCCTGTATCATAAGAACTACCGTAACCTAAAAAACTCCTGTCTATTAGTTCAAGTTTAGCAAGTCCTTGTTTAACTAATTTTTCAGCATGTTTTAATTCTCTGCCTCCTGATCTAGATATTCTTCTACCGTCAGCATCTTCCCATTCTATATGTTTAAAAATAATTTTTTCCATTATTGCTCCTTTAGAATAATTAATAAGTGTTTTTGTTATTATCCGTAATTTCTGAAGTCGTCATCCTCATCAGGTCCGAATCTACCTTCTTTCTTTACAGCCCAATGATCACCTGCGTTATCATCTCTTTCGACATAACGAGTTGGCGATAGTGAGAACAGTATCCTAAATATCAAGCCTATTGTTATATCCCATAAAAATCTCATTGTTAATATACCTCCTGGACTTCTTCGGTTTTAATTTTGCAATATGCAAGTCTCTCAGCATCTTCCCAGGTATACCCTTCAGACTCATACTGCTCGATTAGGTCCTGGTATCTTTGTTCGTAATACTCTTCGTTTGCATGACAACTCATTATAACGCTCCTTTCCACCCAACGAGAAAATTTTCAAATATGTTACCACGTGGAAAATCGGTTTCTGCTTGTCGCCAACTTGCGGCTTTGAGTATGTCACCTTTACGAAACTTTGCATCGTCCTGCTTGACAATAAAACTGTGAGCTTCATGTGGGATCCACTTGGAGCAATCGGAGTTTACTCTCTTTACTGTAACTTTGTAGTACTTCCTACCTTCACTGATATGAATGCTATTAGCGTAATCTTTCTGCCATTTTACATTATCAGTGGCCCTGCTGTAGTCTTGGATCATTTTCTGCTTGTAGATTTCTAATTGTTGTTCCATTATAATCTCCCTATTATTCGCAAAAGTCAAATGCGTATTCGTCAGTGTCGCCGCATCTGTGCATTTGCACATTACCGAATACATATTGAAGTTTATCTAACACCTTGTCCATTATCTCTCGGCTCAAGCCATTAATGAACAACGTACCGTTATACCACTCTCTCCAGTAGAAACTATCTTTAACTACTGTATCAAGTACTGTATCAACGTCCTGTTCTACCATAAGTTCAAATGCGTTATCAGCCATCTGTAGCTCCTTATTAGTTAATATACGTAGTATTTTAGACGATTTTGGACCTAATGTCAACCAAAATAATTAGTTATTTAAAATCAACAACTTACATATGCTTATTTTT